ATGGTAGAAACCGCCCTGGTCGGATGATCCCAGGCCAGGCTGACCAGGATCCGGATGGCGACCGCCGCGGTCTGCGCCGCCTCTTCGGCGATGGCCAGGGCCGCCCCGCCGTGGTATGAATAATCGATCGCCGCCTTTAAGGTTTCCCCGGCCTCTTCCCCCATGATGGCCGCCGCGTGGATTGGGTCGATGGGAAAGCCCGGATGTTTTTCCCGGGCCCGGGCCAGGGCCGCCTGGATCTGCGCCATAGCCTCGGTTTCGGTCGCCCGGCTCCAGGATTGCTGATTGCTTGCCTTCATTTCTTCGCTCCCCGCTTGATATTCCCCGCCCGGGCGGCCGCCTGGAAAATCGGCCGAAACCAAACTTTCACCGCCGCGATCGCGTCCGCTCCATATTCCCCCCAATGGTCCCGCTCGGCTCGCTTTGCTAAATATACCAGCCTCCGGCCGGCCAGGCTTCGCCCGTCAAGATTTATCCTGATCATTCCAGGATTTCTTCGGGGACGATGCCGGCCAGGTCGGTCCCGCTGCTGACAATCGCGTCGATCATTTCGGTTTTTTTCAGCTTACTTGCCACCTCTGACCTCCGCCTTGATGTCTTTGTCTTCCCCCCAGATCGCCCGGTCCGTTTCTTTGTGTGCCTTCCAGACCCATGGAGAAACCCTGTCATCCCGGAAAAAATCCCCCGTCCGCGTTGTTTCCCTTTTCTCCGTTGTTAGCGCCGGGATAGAATGAAACTCCATAACCTCGATCCGATGGGGCTTCCGGCGAATAAAAATAAAAACCCGGTCAAACATGGGTTCGAATGGGACCTTTCGAAATTTTTCGACATAGTGGATAATTGACGGGTTTCGGTCGGCGCTTGCCTGGATCCAATATGTGCAGAGAATCGACCGGCGTTTTGCGACCATGTCGGCGCCGAAAACGTCGGGGGTCCGGTTATACTTCGCGCCGATGGGAAAGTTAGCAACGGTCCATCCGATCGATTCTAAAAATACTTTCAATTCATTCTGGAAAATAAGGCCTTTCTGTCTTTTGTTCATACTTTCCTCCGATCAAAAATCATAATCGTCCCCAGCCGCGGCGTCGATCTCTTCGAAAGAAACCGTTTTTTTCGTGTCTCTGACGATCTGATCAACGTCCGCATTAACAGACCCCCGCCGGCGCCGCCGGTGTAAAATCGCCTTTTTCGAATCCTTCCGGCGTAAATTCCCCTCGATCTTTCTCCCCAGACGGCAGTCGCAGGGGACGGCTTTGACGTATCCGCGGGACCGCCAGGGCTCGTCTTCATACGGGACGGTTACAAATCCCTGGTCCTGACATTTTGGGCATCCGCCGCCAGGCCCATCTGGGATCTGGTCCCGAACCGTTTCGATCGCTTTGATGATTTCGGCAACTTTTGGGAATGACTTTTCCGTCCGGTTGTCGATCAAAAAATTGACGGCCAGGCTCAACAAAAACTCGTCGATATATTTCAATTTCTCGAAATATAAATCAAAAACCTGGTTTCTCTCTCTCTGGTTCCGCCGGCATGGTAGAAAGGCGATCTCCAAGCGTTCCAGGATCATTTCCATTTTGTGCATGGATATCTGAATCCTTGACATTATTCCCCCCGCCCGTTTTCCCTTGACCTGGCCCAGGTCCCGGTATTCGCCGCCATCCTGGTCGGGCCGCGGTCCTGGGCCCGTCGAAGCCATCGGGTGATAAAACTTTTCCATTTTATTTTCTTCCTGCGTGGCCAGTCGGCCATCAGCCAGGCGACCATCCCGCGCAGCTCGTGGCGGATGTCGACCCCCGGAAACGCCTCCCTCCATGTCTTGATGTCTTCGGGGGTTATGTTATTAAAAACTCTGTTCTCCGGATCAAAAGAAATATCTAAATTAATTACCTCTTTCGTAGTAGTATTCTTATATTTCCCCATGACTTTATTTATTACTTCCTTACTTAGAGGAAATTTCCCGGAGTACTCCCGGAGTAATCCGGGACCGCTCCCGGAATTATTGGCCGGAATCCGGCTCGGGGCCTCCCGGTTACGCCTTAAAGATTGGAAATCGTGAAATCGCGTTATCTCTAAAAACCAGGTTTCCCCGTCCTCCGGATCCGGATATAAATTAATCAGCCCCTTGTCGGCCATGTCGACCAGAGCGCCGGCGATCGTCGTTTTTCCCGTCCGCTCTATCAATGGGACGCATTCCAGCTTGATATCCGCCGGGTCAGCTGAAAATCTGCCATCAACGTCGACATGCGGATAAATCATCAAATAAAGCATCCTGTGGGCGTCTGAAATAAGCGCCGCCAATTTCTTGGATCTGTGGATTTCCTTTTTTATCATTCGTCCCTCCGCCATTACTGCCTCCAGACAATATCAAAAAACGGACCTCTGCGCCCTCTGGCGCCGTATACGGCGGCTTTTTGGCTTCCCGGATGTCTGATGCGCGATTTGTTCCGCCGCTTCCATTTTTCGGCTTTCTGATGGGCTTGTCAAGTGATCTCTTGAAAGTCGACCCGGATGATGCCTTGCTTACGGATCCGGTATCCCTTGACGTGGAAGTTTCGGCCGGCGATGGTCATATATGAGTCTATCCTGTCGGCGTCTTCCCGGATAATAAATTCAAGCATGGTTGCGGCCCGCTCGGGTATTTTTTCCTTATCCGGCATCGGCGGCCTCTCTCTTCGGGACCCGTTTGATCTTCGTCGACATCCGGGCTTCGGTCCCGGTCGTCTTGATTTCAATATCTTTCCAGACCCCCCGCTTTCCTCTAAAGGCGCCGGGTTTCTTTTTTTCGCCGATCAGCCGGCTTTTCAGGATCTTGTACTCTTCGACGGGGCCCTCTTCCAGGTCGCAATATCTCTCTAACAGGGCGCCGTCTTCGTCGGTGATCTCGTCGATCCGCCGGACGTCCATCGGTTTGCACAGGTGGGAAAAATCGCACAGGCCGCAAACCTGGGGATGATAAAATATCCGCTGTGGATAGGTGCCGGCCGCGACATGCTCATTGACGGCCCGGGCCGTTTCGACCGTTTTGTCGCCCAGGTCAAAGTCGATATGCATGGGGATAAATCTCGGCCGCTTCCCGAATGTGGCCAGGGCCAGCATAGCCCAGGGTTCGTTTTCCATAAACATATATAGGTTGGGCTGGGTTACGATCATCCGGATCCAATAGGCGGAATTATGCGCGATGGCCGCCAGGCTTCGGGTTGAATCCCAATATCTGGGGTTGACTGACTTAATTTCCAGGATCGGAAGGATATCTCCGACCCGGATCTTTCCATCGATTTTCCCGCTGATCTGCAGGTCCGGCCATGTGACCCGTTTCTGATTCTCAACGATCGGATATCCGAAATCCTCGATTTTGTGCTGCAGCCAGGTTTCAATCCGCTTCCCTTCCTTGACCCGATGGCGGCCTTCGGTCGACATTTCTTTCCGACGTTCCCAATCCAGCCGGCTGTAAACCAGGAAACGCCGGCATGGGTGGCCCAGCTGGGACGCCCAATTGTTCGCGCTGTGATCATAGGGCGCCTTTTTCCCGACGTCCGGATCCCGCTCGATCTCGGCGTCAAATTTACATTCCAGCTCCATGGCCAGATTCCGCAGGCCGGTAAATTCTTGCGTGTCTCTGTATTCGTCCATTTATCCCTCCTTATCGAATGGTAGACCGCCCGGGCCTTCCGTCGTTTTTTCGTGGTCGATGACTTCCCGCTCTTCGGCCGGCGGGACCTTGTCGATGACCTCAGCCTCGATGGTGGCCGCTGTGTCGCCGGCTTCCGCCCGGGCCGCGACGTCCTCGATCTGCTGGGGCGTGATATCGGTCCGCCATCCATAAACGACGACATCCGCCGCCGTGACCTTTTTCCTCTTTTGGTTGTCGTTCATCCAATTTTTATAATTCGGGTTGTCAACCTCCCAGGACGTCGTCGGCTCGACCTGAACGATCCCAATGGCCGGGTGGTCCTTTAAAATATTCCTGGTTACGATAGACTGAGCTATCCGGTCGCCGAATCGTTGCCGCTGGGTGTGTTCCTCGAGACATCCCTGAATGGCCGGATCCAGATAATTGATCCAGATCCCAAGCGGGGAGGCTGTTTCAAAAAACGTCCATTTGGCGCCCTCGATCCCTTTCGGCCGATCGCTTCGATGGCCGATCCTGGCCGCGTTGGGGTGCTTGGGTGTGTCGGGGTCGATTTTATTTTTCGTTTTGTCCCAGGCCCGCCGCTTCATAACCGCCTGGATCGATTGAATAAAATACGTATCGATGTTGTAATACAGGGTCTTGTCGATGATAACGGCGTTTCCGGCCGGGGAATATCCGAATCCGATCTTTCGAATGTTGACCGTTTCGATGGCCTTCGTCCGGGGGTTCCGCTCAACGTAGGGGTTGGGGAATTTCTGGCCGCCTACGGAAACATCGGGCGGCGTGATGATCGAAATCGAGGCCGTTTTGTTAAGATGTAAATATCCGGAAACGCCCAGGGCCCAGGTCCCGCCGACCTGGTAAATCTGGCCCAGGTCGGACCGCAGCCGCATCCGGGCTTTGATCGGACGCATGATCTGGCCATCCTGAGTCTGCTTAATATAGACCGTCCCAAAATCCGATTGAAGGGCGACCTTTTCCGCGCCGGCCGAAACCAGCGATTTGTCATTTTTCTGATCCGTCATATTGACCTCCATGTTTTTTTCCAATAAAATCTGAAATGGCTTTCATCCAAGGCCGGGCCGGCCCCTCCCTCCTGATTCCGCCAAACAGGGCCGGCCCTTATCCATTCGAAATTTCCCGGATCCCGTCGGCGACGACCTTTTCCGTTTCCACGAAAAGGCTTTGCGCTGCCGTCAATTTTATAACGGCGTCTTCCAGGACCAGGATCCGGCCCTCGAGCTTGGAAATCTGGCGCTGCCCTCGGCTCCAGTATCGATCCTTGCAATTCGAATCTGGGAAAATCGACTTCGGGCAGAATCTGGCGTTGGGATGTTTTTTGAGGAAATCCGCCGGGATCGGCCGGCCGCAATTTTTACAGACGGCCTGATCATCTTTCATCGGCGGCCTTTTCCTGGATCCCCTTTAAAAAATCCTCGATGATTTTCCGGACCAGGCCGGAAACGCTCCGCTCCTGGCGCCGGGCGACCTCGGCCAGGCGCCGGTGCTGTTCCTCTCGGATAGTCATTGATACCTGTCTCGTTTTTTTCATATCGTCATCCTTTCAAAATAAAATTTCTCACACTATAAATTTAATCCATTTTTACATGAATGTCAATAAAAAATATTAGGTTCGGATAAATTGCTTCCCATATTTTTTTTAATTAATATTATTTAATATGGATAATTTGCTTGACAAACGGATAAAAAAAACGTATATTAAGAGTGTCCCCCAGGTTGGGGGATGAGATCTTTGAAAAATAAAACGCGACTCGTCAAACCTGACGGGCGCCTCTCCTCCCTGGCCATCGAATCGGGCGATAAGGTGAAAACCTGAGAATCGAAAGTTTGCCCAGGGGATCCAGGACGGCGCCTGGTGCCAGTTCGACGGGGACCGAAACATCGAAAGTCGAAACCGGGATCCGATGGGATCCTGGTCGTCCGGGGTTGATCGTCCGGACCTGATGATGACAGATCAAATTTTCTTTTCTGGAGGATATCGTGATTATCACTATTCGGAATGATTTCCATGGCACGGAGTCCCGGATCCGGGTCAAGGCCCTTCCCGCGGTCCTGACGGATTCCCAGGTTCGCCGCGTCCGGCGTGAATTGTGCGGGATGGCGGATTGTCGATGCGGCGGCGTTCTGAATCAGCGGGGACAGCAAGACGTTTGGATCGATTCCATCCTGAGAGGCGACGGGTCGACCTGGGTCGAGATTTCCCGCCCGTCCAGAAACACCATGCGGATTTCAAAAGACATGATCGACCGCGTCCGGCATGTCATCAAAAACTACGACTCGGACAGCGAAGAATATTTTCGGCTGCGGGATTTTCTCGCCGTCGCCCGGGCGACGGAAGTTTATTACCCGGTCGAACACGTCAAACGGATCGCCTGGGTTTTCTGTACGGCTCTTTCCGGCCGGGAAGAGTGCGAAATTTTCGGCCTGGGGGAACATTTCTGCCCGCTGGCCAGCCTGCCCGCCCTCGAAGAGCGCCGCCGTTTCCCCCGGTGTCCCCTTGCGCCGGCGGACTCGGATATCTGATCGAACCCGGGCGCTGGTCCTTCCTTTCCCGTAAACCCCCTGCTAATACAAGCTTTCACCAGCGCCCGCTTTTTCTTTTGTCGAAACCGGCCCGCCCGGGCCGGTCCTCCGGACCTGACCGCCCGGGGCTGATGAGACAGGTCAAAACCTTTTCTCTGGAGGATGTCGTGATGAATCGGAATTATCAGACCAATGTCAACCGGGATCGGGACCGCGTCCGGCTCTCGGATCTGGATCGGCGGATCCTGCGGATCGCCCAGGGCGAAAAAAACCGCGTCCGCCAGGACCGCGTCCGCCGGCGCCGGGATGATTTCATGGGGGCGGGCCAATGAGCGACCGGCCGGAATATTGGCTTTTTTCGAAGGAATCCGGGAAAATCATCCAGGACGGCGGCCTTTTCAACCGCCGCTCGCTTTTCGCCGCCTGCCCTCACGCCATTTCAAAAGCCGTCATTTTGAAAAGGACCGTCCAGGTCGTGGGGACGGTCGGGGATGTCCGCCGGGTTGTCGCGGAATTCCATGGCGCCCAGATGTCCCGGCTCGTGAAATAGGCGATGCCTAAAAAAAACTTTTGGGCGGCGATGGTTTCCGGCTTAAAGCGTGAATGTCCGGAAAGGGATCCCGGGGCGTTTGTTTCCGGCTGCTGCGGGGCCGAAATCAATTATTTTTCCAGGGGGCCCGGGTCGATGTCCGGGCCCTCGGATCCGGTCGCCTATTGTTCGCTTTGTGATCGCCGCTGCAGAAAAATCTGGCTGACGGTCGATGAAATCCGCGCCATGGAATCCGGCGAAAAATCTTTTTCGGATATCCTGAACGATTCCGATCTCTTTTGATCGATTCCATGCGGGCGCCGGCGCTTCCATCAAATCCCCCTTTTTGCTTATTTTCCCAGCCGGCGCCCGCTTTTCTCCTTTGTCGAAACCGGCCCGCCCGGGCCGGTCCTCCGGACCTGACCGCCCGGGGCTGATGAGACAGGTCAAAACCTTTTCTCTGGAGGATGTCGTGAATAAGAAAAAAACCTATTTGCTGCTGTGTCATGTTTGCGGGCGGCCCTTTCGCCTGAAATCGGATTTTCTATCTGTTAGTTCCGTTCATATCCGCCGCCGCGGCGTGCTTCGAAGTTACGGCCTGGGGACCTGTAACATGGCCGACGTTCACGCTGGGCGGCCTGGGACCCATTCCCAGGATGAAATCGAGGCGTCGTTTTGGGGCGGTCCGTCGGCGGATCTTTTTGCCTTGTATACGAAATAGGGAGGCGTCATGAATCCTCAAAAAGTTTATGCGATTTCGAGAGAAAAAAAAGGCGTCCGGGCGACCGTCCGGATGACCATCCCCCCCGCCGGCCGCGGCTCGATGCCGCTGCCGCTCCATCATGTCGTCCGGCATTCCCCGGATGGCTTCAATTTCGGATATTCTGGATCCGGGCCGTCGGACCTGGCGCTTTCGATCCTGTGGGATTGCTTCGGGAAAATCGTTGCGGAAGAGTTTTACGTCGATTTCCGCGACCATTTCCTCAAGCCGATCGCCGACGACATCAAGGCGTTTTCCATCACTCAATCGGAGATCGAAAATTGGATCGCCCCCATGGGCGCCCGCCTCTTAAAGCTCGCTGAAAGGGCTCGGGAGAATTCGCTGATCGATGCCCAGATCCCAGATGACGCCTGGGAAATCATATCCGCGGCCATCAAGCCGGACGCCGTCTTCGATCCGGACGCTCCGGCCGGCCGCCGGTTTTCCTGACCCGGTTTCGACCTCCAGAATATGGCCCGGTGCTGGCTTCGGCTGGCCCGGGCCTTTTTTTTTGTGAACAAGCCCAATCGGAAAGTGTTCACAGATTTTCCGTGCAAAATCGCGCTGGTAGAAAGCGGCCCCCCCCCCCTGGGGTCAAACCGCCACCGTCAATTTTTGGTGCCAGTAGGAAACGCCATCGGAAACGATAAGCCAGGCCTGTCCGCCGGATCCGCCGTCAAACAAAACGACGATGCATCCGTCCCCCAGGGCTGCCGGGGACGTGAAAATCGCGTCCAGCTCCGCATCGGTCGGCGGATCCGAAACCGCGCCAGAGTACGGGCCCAGGATAACGCCGGAAAAAATCGGAATCACGTCATGGGATGCCGTGGCCTGCAGGATCTCGTCCCAGGCCTGGGAGTCCGCCCGGCGGTGGTGTAATTTTTCGTCGTCGGAATCGGAAACGATCATCCCCGGCTGCGGATCGGAAAGGTTGTCCTTCGGATCGCTCTGCCGGTTGTGGTTCTTGTCTTCGTTCCCGTCCTGATAGGTGTATTTTTGATCCCTGGTGTAATCTGTCCCGTTTTCGCTCATTGGTCACCCCCTCACGTTTCCCGATCGCATAATTTTTTTCCGGGATCGTTGTTTAAAAACCGCCCGGTTCCCCGGTCGCATAAAAACCCATATTTTCGCTGCTCGTTTGATGCGGCGGAGTATGTCGCCGGCAGGCTGTCCCGGTCGCCAAAAATAAAACATTGGCCGGCCAGCCATTGAAGGTCCGCGGCGATGATCTGCATGGAAAAATCATCGAAATTATAGGCGATCGATTTGATATAATAATATCGACCCTTTTCTCCGGTCCCGTCCCCGGAAAGCCCAAAAGGATTTTGAAATTTAAAAACCGTCGCCAGGTCAAGGTCCTCTATAAATCGGATCGGAAGCGAAAATTCGATTTCGTGCCGGCCATATGCCAGCTCCTGCAGGATCTCGGCGATTCTCTGGTCGACCAGGTCGGCGGAATCAGTCCAGGGAAAATAAAGGCCGCCCTGGATCTCGATCCGCCGGCCAAAATCTTCGACGGATGCGGCGTCCTCCCCTTCGGCCGTGCCGGCGTAAAAATTCGCCTGCGGGTAAAGGTCATATCGGGCGACCGCATAATTGACGGCGTCGCCCAGATTAAACCGCCGGGTCGCCATTGAAATACAGTCGATCTGCTGCCAGATCGTCAATTCAGCCGTTAGGGTTTCCCGGTCGATCCGGCGGATCGTGATCCGGCCGTCCCGGTCCCGCCATAACTTGGCCCCAATCGTAAAAATCAATTCCTGGATGATCTCCGCCGCCGCCCTCTGTTCCTGGATGGCCAGGCGCCCGGCCGCATCCCAGCCCAGGTCTTCCATTTGGTCGGCCAGGTCGTCGAAAGAGTCCGTATCAATCAACTCGATGGGGATCTGCTGGGTGATGGCCAGAAAAAATTCGATGATCCGGGCCGGGTTTCGGATGTATCCGTCCGCATGATTCCAGCCGGCAAACATATACCCCTTACAATTAAAAGTAATTTTGTTGTCGCCCTGGTCGGCGTTAAAATTGATATACGTCCGGCCGCCGTCTTCGTAGGTAATAGTGTAATCGTTTCCGGCGCCCTCTGTTTTCTCGACTCCGGCGCTGTATACCTCGAGCATTTCAGCCGCTGATCCCCCCAGGGCCAGATATTTATTATTGGCCGTGTCGATATAAAGCGCCTCGAGCGCTCCCGGCGCCTCCCCGGTGTGCTGATTTAGGCCCAGGGCGATCGGGAATCCGCGGCCGCGGGCGGAATCATGAATATTGGGGAATTCGTCTTCTGTGGCGACCTCGGCCGGCGCCGGCTGGCTCATATATTTATTCAAAACATCCCGCAGCCGGACGGGGAATTCCGGGCCGGCGATATCGTGATCGTCGACGATCATCGTAAAAAGCGTACTTTTTTCCGCTTCCGCGCCATGCCTCCAGGCTGCATATAGAGTCATCAGCTGGTTTTTCAGAATATACGAAAAAAGCCGCGTTGAAAAATAATTATCCGTATTCTGCAGGGTAGGGGATAGGTCTGACATCGAATAAAGCCCGGTTTCGTCATCGAAAGCCCGGGTCAGGGTCCCCCAGGATAAAACAAAGCCGTCATAAAAAACGCCCCCGCCCCTGACGTCGATCTTGGCATAATGATCCGACAAAAACTCCCCGTTGTAAAATTTCCAATCGGAAAGAATAATCGGCGGCTCGTCGGGGACCTCGTCTTCGGCGCCGGCGCCGACCCGCAAAACGAACCGCTCCCCAGGATAGGCCCGGCCGTCGGCGGCGGCCCGGAAATCGCCGGCATATCCTTCCCCATATTCCGCGCCGTGCTTAGAATCCCAAACGGATACTTTGATTTCGTATGATCCATCCGGAAGAGCCGGAAGCGTCGCTGTAGCTTGATTATTGGAATCGACGGTAAAATCAATCCCATTGACAAGAGTAAAAGTCCCCTGCCCTTGCTGGCCGATAAAATAAATCCTGTATAACGTATGCTGGAAATTAACAGAGTTATTATGGGCATAGGCCCATATATCCGCATTAGGAATGTCGAAAGCATGCCCGTAAAAAATAACCTGGGTTCCTGCCGGGTTTGATGGGGCGGAATAGCGGGAAAGGGAATTTATTACAGCGTTCCAATAATAAATACGAATCTTGTTTAATTTCGCGGAAATCGAAAACATGTCGCCGTTATTAATTCCGACCGTCGGGTCGAATGAATATATTTTAAAAACCCCGCCATATTTATAAAAATCGTCTCTGTTTAAATCCGTGGTTAATCCCCCCCATGTATTCCAAGAGTACGTATACATCATTACTTCGAATGCATCGGACGGAAATGGAAATTGATGCGTTCCAGCCGGGTCTTCTACGGAATAAGCGGACATTGATGCGGTTGAGGTGTCCGGCTCATAATTCGGCCAATCGTTTACCCCATCATAATATTTCCCAACAACTGAATCAACGTTCCAATATGGGCGGGATCCGGCGACTCCCGCCGGGTCTTCCATAAATGAATACCACAGCGAAAACCAATTATACGGTTTCGTGTTATCCTCGACCCCGACGGTTGAATAAAGTCCTACGGTCAGGGGCCGGTCAAGACCCTCGGGGAATTCGAATTTATCCGGATTAATCGTAAATAAACAAAATTCGTACATCCGATTATTGGGCGCGACCCCTATTGAATCGAGCCCCGCTAACAATCGGATGTTTTCCGACCGGTCTTCCGTCATGTCGGCTTTAGTTAGGCTGCCCCATAGATACTCTCCATATGCGGACAGCCGGACCGCTTGAATATCGAAAAAATCGCGATAGACAGGGCCGGTTGTTTTTCCCCATAGGGTCGTATCGGACATGATTTATTTCCCTTTCGGGATTTTCATTTCAGGATCTTTCAGATCTGGGTCCAGGATTTTTTTGATCTCCGTAAAAATCCGGACGGACGGAAACGCCCGATTAATCCGCTGTACGATCTCGACCGCCTCCGCATTGGTCAACTCAATCTCCTCGCCGGCGCCATAAATCCGATCGGCCAACTTGCCGCGGCGCCATTTGTCCTCGGCGTCCGGCTCTCCTCTCTGCTCATCGTCGAAAGTCGCCGCGACCGCGGCCCCGATCGCTTGATGTAGAGTCAAGGCCCGCTCTTTGATCTTCGGGCGCCCGTCTGGGCCCGGATCCCCTCGATCAGGATAATTCTCCATGATGGGGAATCCTTCGTAATCAGTCAAAACCATGTCGATATTTCCTATTTTCATGCCGGTGCCCCCAATCTTTTGATTTTATCTGTTAAGCCCCGGACCTGCTGCCGCAGGGCCTGGTTTTCCTCGTAAATCTGATGAATCGCGCCGAATGTCAACATTGATGTCCGCTTGACGGGAAACATCCCACCAGGGCTTAATATCCCAATTTTCCGCATCTTGGCCGCGGAGTATTTCTCGACTTCGCGCCATCGGCCGGACATGACCCGGGCCAGATCGGCGCATAAAACCGGATCATCGAAGTCGTCCCATGCATTTTCATTCAGGGCCGTATCAAGATACAAGTCCCCATCCTGGCAAAAAATCGCTTTCGTCCGGCCGGCCCCGGATTCTTGACAGCGGAGAGTCCATAAATTTCCGTTCGCGGTTACATTCGTCACTCCGGTTCCGGAGATCAGATAGACCATGTTATCGATCGCCCCGACGGACGTTGATCCCTGGGCTGTTCCGAATGAAGAAACGAAAGCCATCATTCTAAAACCATATCTGTACTCTGAGAATCCCCGGAAATCAACCCCCCCCTGATTTCCATCTATTTTTTTAAAGACCCCGTATGAATCGGTTTCGGCGTATGTCGTACAGCCATGGGCAATATCCGAGGATTTAAAAGTAAAAATCTCGTCGTCGTTCGACCCCTGATTTATCGTCAACCCGATTGTCATGTCGGCGTTCGATGTGTCGTTTATATAAACCGTATCGGAAAATATCGCCCCGCCTTTTTGCCAGGAATCCCCGTCCTCATCGATCAAATAGAGCGTTGACCAGCTTCCCCCGTTGTCCAGAGTCCGGACCCCGAAAACATTCATGTCTGCCGGGGCGTTAGAATATCCCGTCCCGGATGAATAAAGCCCGTGAATCATGACGGGGGCATAACTTGCGGACGTTTTTCCGGTGTATGATTTCCGACTGATCCCGGCTAAGTCAAGAGCAAAACTCGAGGACGCGCCGCTCTCTAAAAATCCGGCGACAGAAAGCCCTCCGTAACTTGAATCCTGAATTTTTAAATATCCGTAAGTATCGGTTTCGGTTATCGTCGTCATTCCGTGGGCGATTCCTGTTTTTTTAAAAGAAATCGCCTCCGTTGAATAAGTCAACTGGTTAATCGTAATGCCAATGTTTTGATTCGTGTTCGTGTTTTCATTCAAAAAAATTCTGGACGCCGATCCGAAATTATACCAAGCCCCGTCCTCCGATATTAATTGCAGCGTTGTCCAGGCGCCGGCATTGGAATATGTCCGGACGGCGAAAATATTTTGCCCAGAATTCGCGGCGGCAGCCGATGATCCGGTCCCTGTATATTTGATCCCGTAAACCGTTACCATCCCCTCTTGATTTATATCGTGAGTCGTCAAGGTCTGTCCGGATTTCGCGGAAAACCCAAGAGTATAATTTGACATCAATGCTTCAGAGTATCCCGTGATTTCCGCTCCTCCGTAATTATTCTTTCTGACAAAAGTCATGAAAGAATCAGTCTCCGTTTGTGCTGTAAATCCATGCGCGACAGTCGAAGATTTTAGAGTAAGGATTTCATCCGAATTAGCGGCTTGATTGATCGTCAACCCGATTGTCATGTCGGAATTCGAGGAGTCCCCGATAAAGAAAGCTCCGCCCGTTCCCCATCTTCCGCGCTCCGTGGAATTTGTCCAGTAAACGATTGGAACGGATCTCGTCGTGAGGATGTCGAATTGGCCGCCGTTTGTCCTTGTCCCAATCCATTTTCGGGCTCCGGCGGCGAGGCCTCCGATTGTAATGTCTCCCCCGTCCGTATGGACCCCGAATTCTTCGGAAGCTGCGTCATAATCCGACAGCCCGTTTACGTCCAATAAAAGGACGGGGGTTGAATCGCCGACCCCCAGTCTTCCGGATGAATCAAGCCGCATCTTCTCGGCGCCGCTCGTCATAAAAATAATCGGAAGAGCGTTGACTGTGATCAGCTCAAGCGTCCCCGGGGCCGCGTCCCTTGTAATTAACCATTTTCGGCTCCCCGTTGACTCCCCCCCTAACAAGACATCGCCGCCCCCGGTTGCCGCGCCGATCACGTCCGCAGCTGCGAAATTAGTTATTCCCCCAACATCGAGACGGATTGACGGCGTACAATTCAACCCCAAAAAATCGGCGTCTGTAAGAATTGAGGATGAGTTCTGGATGGTATTCCCGCCGGCCCCGTTCCATCGTGCGACAGCATTGTCCGTTGATGCGCCGGGCCCGGAAACCCCGCCGGGCATGTCATCATAATCGATTTTATAATGGATCCCGTCCGTCACGTCATAATAAACGAAAAAATCCCCGGAAGCCGCGCCGGCATCTTCGCCCAGGCCGTTGATGTCCAGGGTTAAATCCGTCCCGTTGATCTGGACCCCCTCCGTGGCTCGCAGCCATTCGGTCGCGCCGGCCCCGTCGTCCCAGAAAACGACCCGGTCCGCGCCGGGATCCGCCAGGTCCTCGATCCCCAGCATGTCAACCGAAATAGTCACGTTCCCGCCGGCGCCGCCGTCGGCGACGTTGATCCCGTCCCCGTCAGCCAGGACCCGTTCCTGGGTCAGGTCGCCGTCAAGCGCCAGGGTTATGTATTGGGCATCGTCTGGGGCCCCGCCGCCCCCGCCGCCGCCGGCGGACGGAAGCCGGATCTCAATAGACAAAATTTGCTTGTTGATCTTCCGGATTTCGTCGGCGATATTCATAAAAGCCTGATCCCCTTCGAAAGCGTTTTTAATGGCATCGTCCAGGTTCTTAATTCGTCCGTGGGGCAATAGGGCCCGCGTTCGGCAAAATCGGAATCCTTGTCGATCATGACGTAATAGCAGAATTTCAAGGCGTCGTCTGGAACGATGATAAATTTCCCGCCGGAATTCTCAACGGCCAGCAGAAAGGTCTGAATCTCGTCCTGGACGGTTGGATCTCCGACGTTGACAAAAGTCAGGTCCAGGCGTTCGGAGTCGGCCAGCTTGACGGGCCAGTCCATCCCGTAATCAGTCCGTTTGTTCCCCCTGTAGAAAGCCGGTCCATCCGCCCGGCCCGGCTGCAGGTGTACTCCGGCGCCGAATGATTGAACCAGACCCAGGACCAGCTCCCCGACTTCGATGAATCCGTCCCCGTTGTTTTCGTCTATGAAATCAAATCGGATCGATGGGTAGGTCTGATCCGTGATCCGATATAAATCATTCCGGTTGGTGATCATCCGGGGTTTTAGGTCGATCTCGACGTCTGGGGCGTCCCAATCGCAGGACCCGGACTCTTCGCACGGATCAGAACAAAATTTCAGGCGCAGCTCATCGTTGCCGCCGGCCAGGGCCGTCAGGTTGTGATTAAAGATTCCGGCGAAAGTGACCCGCTCCCCGCCGGAAACCGTCGATTCAATGCAAATCCATTCCGGATCCCCGGCGGACCCGACCCCAGTAAATCGAAACGGCTTTGATGGCCTCTTGTTGTATAAAAATTCCTTGACGTATAGATCATCCTCGCTGCTGGTACAGCAAAGCGTTGTTTCATCAATAATATTTTCAATCAAGTATCTGACGGCCATGGCCTTTTCTCCTCTATGCCATTTCCAGGGCCCGCTTTAAATCCGTCTTCTTGAAATTCGCCCGCATCGCCCGGACGATCGCTGGGATTAATTCGCGCCGGGTGTATTCGTCGGTAGTTATGACCTGGCCGTCAATTTTCACGATGTTCTGAACCGTGATCGGCCCGGCCGCCCGTTTCCCCGCTGCGGCGGTTACGGCGTTTTTCTCGGCGATCTCCCGCATGACGTTTTCGACCTGGCTGGATCTGGCCGTGATCTCCGGATCCCCGGTCGTTCCGTGGGTGACGATCATTTCCGTGTTGGTAGAAACGGCCCCATGTTGGGCCCCTTTCAAACCCCGCAGGATCTTAACCGCCGCGTTCGCGTTGGCGTCTATGCTCCGCAAGTGCTTTGTATGGTTCCAGCTGACCTTTTGAATCGACCCCAGCAGCTTTTCCCGGGTCCATCCGCTTTTCTTGATATCTTCGAAAATAGCAATTCCATTGTGGACAATGGCATTGACCAGGTGCTGAGTATTTTCCCAGATGTTGTGCAGCTCCCGGTTCGTGGCATCGATGGCGCCCTTCGTCTTGCTGCCGGCGACCAGGCTGGCCAGGCCGGAAACGATTCCGCCGGCGACGTTTCCGATAATGCCGGCCGGGCTGAAATTGGCCGCAGCGCCGGTCAGGCTGGTCAGGGCATCGCCGGCGACCCCGCCGCCGCCTCCGCCGCCGCCCGTGAATATGCTTGACAGGGCCCCCCCGATATCACTCAAAAGGCTGCCGGCCAGGTCCTTGACGCCGGAAAGCGCCCCCCCGATAAAATCGACCGTAAATTTGCTTATCATTTGGCCGACGATATCGAAAAATTGGGTTTTCATCGAATCGACGATCCCCGCCCACCCCTCTTTAAACGTCATCGAGCGGGACAAAACCTGGCCGATCGTCGACGACCATTTTGTCCGCAGGCCGTCCGCAAATGATCCCCAATCAATCAGGGCCTTTGTGGTTTTTTCCTTGACCGTCGCCGAAAAATCGCCGACTTTGGTTTCCATCGTGTCGACCGCCTGGCCGACGACATCCCCCAGATCCCGGGCCGGCGGGATGGCGGTTTCGGTCGCTGTGGCCATGTCCAGGATTTCATCGCTGGCGGCCTTCGTGGCGGCCTGGTATGTTTCCAGGTCGATCGTACCGTCTTTGTATGCCTGATGTAAATTCTCGAGGTAGCCTTCCAGGACCGCGACCCGTTCCTTTTTCTCGTCGATCGTCTTTAGTCCCAGGTCGCCCAGAAAATCCGTCCAGGTCTTCGTTTTTTCTGTGACCGCAGCCGCAGCGTTGCCGGCGTCGGTCAGGCCGGCCGTGAAATCTTCCAGGGCCGGGACGTTGACTTCCAGGCTCTTTTTGTGTTCGTCGTAAGCCGCTTTCGATTCCTTGGCGACTTTGGTCAGGCCCTCCTGGATCTTTTTCCCTTCCTTGCCGCGCTTGATGTTGATGGCCATGGCCGCGGCGTTGTCTTTGTATTTCCGCCGCAGATTGTCAAACTCTTCGGCCGAAACGCCGGCCGCCTCTGCCGACCGTTTCAACTTGTCCATCAGCTTGGCGTTGGCCTCTTCCGCGTTCCGGGCCGACTGTTCGGCCTTTTTCTGGGCGTCCCTGACTTTCAGATATCCAATCGCCAGGGCCCCCAGGGCCGCAATCACCAGCCCGATCGGGTTCGATGCAAGCCAAACAAAAGCCCGCCCCAGCCCCTGGACTCCGGCGATCATCCGGGGAATCATCATTAAAATTGGGCCGGCGACGGTCAGGATCCCGCCGGCGGCAGCGGCGACCTTGACGATCGTCCCGGACAAAACGGGGTTCTCTTTGGCCCATTGATTGAATTTCCCGACGATCTCGCTGATTTTCTCTGCGATCCCTGATACCGCTGGGACCAGGGTATCAGCCAGAGACAAGGCGACCCCCTGGACGGATGCCTTTAGCGAAACCTGGGCGTCGGCCAGCCTGGCCGCCTTGTCGGCCGCTTCCTGGTCGTAAACGACCCCCAGCTCCCGGGCTTTCTGGCGCAGCTCTTCCATGCCGTCAACCCCCGCCGCAAATAGGGGCAACAGCTGAGTCCCCGCCCGCCCGAAAATATCCTGCGCCGTGGCCGCCCGGACCGTGGGGTCCTCGACCTTGGCGATGGCTGCGGCGATCGATTCAAATTGCTGTTCTGGGCCCAGGTTTTTTAATTCCGCATAATCGACGTTTATTCTTTCGAATGCCCGCTGGTATGTCGCCATCCCATCATTGGCGTCGGTGATGGTCTTGGCCATCCGCTTGACGCCTTTCTCCAGGGCGTTGATATCGGCGCCGGAGATCTCGGCCGCGTACTTCAATTCAGATAGGGTTTCCGTGGCGAATCCGGTCCGCAGCGCCATTTTGTGGACCTCGTCGCCGGCCTTCGTGTATTGACTGATCATCAGCCCGATCGATCCGACGATCGCCCCGCCGGCGACGGTAAAGGCCGTCCCCATCTTTTTGATCGATGCGGAATTCCGGGACGCCCAGCCCCGCATCCCCTTTTCGTCTTTCTCCAGGCCCTTGACAGATGCGTCCCATTTCGATTTATCCAGGACCATTTTTGCGACCAGGGATCCCGCCATGAATGCGCCGACTGCCATCTTATTTCCTCCCCGGCAACGGCCAAATAATTCCGAATGCGATGGCCGATTCCATGCTTTCCCTCATCTCTTCGTCCTGATATTCTTCGTATGTCAACCCCAGCCGGCGGGCGGCCGCCATATCCAGCAAAATCCGCAGCAGGGGGTTTTCAGGCGGCGGAAATTTCGGCCTTTTTGGCAAAAACTTTCCCGGGCGTGATGAATAAATCACGCGATAGGCCATCAGTCCCCCCCTGTCTGCAGATTGAGAATCTGAAAATTTAACCTCGTCATTTCATCTTGGCAAGCGCTCCCGCCGACCATGCCCAGGACCGCGGCATGGATGGCATCGAATTTCCGGACCTTGTCCAGGATCCGGGCCTGGCGATCAAGGAAAGTTATTTCCCGGACGTCTTTTTCGAGGATTTCCCCGATTGACCCTTCGCCGGGGAATTCGGCCGCGATCCTGACGGCCCGCTCGACCCAGGCCCGGACGGTTTTTTTGTTTTCTCCGCGCCGGCTTTCTGATCCTCATAAATCCGTTTCTGTGTGTATTCGACCAGGTCCATTAATTCCCGCAGGTCCAGGTCTTCCAGGGTTTCGGCCTTGATCGTCGGATAAAGTACTTGAATCTGTTCGATGACCGCGTCGACCTTTCCGGCGATGGCGGCCGGCGTCAACTCTTCCAGGCTTCGGATGATCCCGGGGGTGAATTTTTTCGACCTGTAGACAGTTCCGTCGATTTCGATTTCAATGGGCGGAAAAAGGCTTTGCTTCGTGGATAGTTTTAATCGGGTTCCGCTCACATCGCCCCCCCCGCCTTTACGGCGCGACCCCATACTGATACAGCCGGCCTTCGTATCCGGAATCGAGATTAACGAAAACCAAAAACTTGACCATATGGATCCGCTGGGAATCCCGGTCAAACTGCAGGTCGAAATCCCGGTACGGATAGCATTTGTAAAGCAGGATCCATTCGCTTTCCGTGGTGCTGGGGATGTTGTCGCACATGGGCTTGATGACGACCTGCTTGGCGTTGGTGTACATATCACATCCGGCCTTCGCCTTGAATATGTTCCCATGCTCTCCGCTCTCGACTCCGGCCAGCAGGGTTTTCAGCTGCGCCAGGGTCGACCTGGCCATCGGGATTTCCAGCTCGACATTGGTCCCAGTAAAAACGGCGTCGACCGGGGTCGTCCCGTATCCCTCCTCCTCGACGGTGGAAATCCCGTCAGTCGTTCGAAGGGAAACAGTCCCCAGGAAAGGCGAAAGATTAAGCGGGGTCCCCGCGTAATCCCAAACGACCTCACAGGGCCCCTTGTCTTTAAAAGGTAACTGCGGCATAGTGGCCTCCTCTTTTTTTACTCGGCGGACGTGATCGAAATTTTATAATCCGTCTGCCATATAAAAAACCCGCTGTTCGACGGGTTTTCAATCGGATAGGGTAGGTTGGCGGCATCGATAACCAGGGCCTTGTATTCCGGCCCATCGACGACCGGAAGCCGCCAGCCGGCCGTCCCATGAATCGAATCGAAAATGCAGTATGCGTCCTCCCGGCCATCGTGATAATCCCGGGCCCGGTTCCGGATCCGGATTATAAGCGGATCCTTCCAGTCGGGAAGTTCCCCGACCGCTTGGCCGCCGGACGCCTCCAGGATGACCGCGACCTGATCGCCGACCTCGTTTCCGTTTTTGTCTTTTTCCGGAAGAAAACCAACAAAAAGATTAACGCCCAGCTCCCAATCACAGCCGGAAAACCCCTCGATGAATTCCGCGATTTCCTTGATCATCGGGCGCCCCCTCGGATGGTTTCCGCTTGGATCTTCATATATTTTTCTGAATTCTGGATCAGGCTGGTTTCAAGATATTTCGGCCCGGATCCCTCCAGGGTCCAGTTCCATCCGTCCGGCGCTTCGTGCAGCCGGGCGGCATACGGCGTATTGAATCCGGCCGTGATGGCGACCCCTTTCCCCTCGATCCGCGGCTCCCCGATCAGCTGCGACCGCCACAGGTGGCCGTGTAAATGCGGGACCCGGGGCTCGTCCTGGATGGCGTCGGCCAGCAGGGCCGCGGCCGCCCGCTTGGCCCCCTGCAGGCCCAGGCCGGGAATCGTATCCTTGACCAATTTCTGAAATTTTATGTCAAAATCGGACGTATCCAGAGTAAAAGGCCCGTGATCCTGTTTATTTATCATTCGACATAAACCTCTATATGGTGGCTCGCCGTTGAATCCTGGGGGCGGAGAATTTTTAAAATCGCCCGCCATCGGGTTTCCCCCTGCAGCTTGACCTGGTCGGATCCCGAAACGACCGCGGCCGGCTTAAAAAAAACTTTCGCCGTTGAGACGACCTCTTCCCCCGCTTCGTCCCGGACCGTCTTGACTCCATACATGATCCGGCATTTAATCCCCGCCGTTTCCGTAAAAACAGCCTGGTTGTATTTATCGACCGTCCGGGCCCGGGTCGTGCAGGTGTTGATTAAAAGTCCGTCGTAGCTCATATCGGCCACCCCGTTTCAATCCCCGTTAACCGCTCGAATGCGGCGTTTTGCGGGATATAAAGATCGTCCAGGGCTTGACGGATCGGCTGGGGAATCTTCGGATATTTGACGTTGGGGCGGATCTTCCGCAGGGCGTCGACGTTATCGAATGGCCCCAGGTCCTCCGCCGGCAGTCCCAAAAATTCCAAAACCCCCAGGATCTCCGCGCTGGGATCCTGAAAAAATCGCTCCGAAATAATAATTTTAATCTGATTCGGGTCAAAATATTTGTACCATCGGGCCAGGGCCGCAGCGTAAAACCCAAACTGAAAAATTCGCGCCTTCGGGTAGGGTCGGCCTCCCCTCGAGTCCAGGATAACGGCATCCCGGGGCGTGATCCGCCCGGCCATGTCGACCAGGTCCTCTTCCCTCATCCCGCGCAGCTCGTGGTCCCGGTAATGGCAATAATGGGACCAGGCCCGGGCCGTAGGGTCCCGCAAAACGGCCATGAATTTCCGATCGGGGAAAATACTGGCGACCCGTTTCGGGACGGCCTCTTCAATAAGATACCCCGGCGAGGCCTCGATCAAAATCCCGCCTGGGATGGGCGCCGGGAAGCATTCCCCGTACCATTTCAGGCCGTGCTTGAATTCTCGATCGAAAAAATTGACCTCTTTGTCCCCAGCGTGGGCCCGAACAGGCCCCCGGATCCGGGAATGTCGGGTCAGATATCGAAAAAGGGAAGTCGTCCCCCCCCGCATCGTGCCGATAATCAGGGCATTCGGATATCCGCTCATCGCCTTTCCCTCGATTTCCCCGATGGTAGAAACCAGCTTCCCCCGGCCATCATTTCCGCCTCCTGCGAATAAAAACCGGCCGATCGGACGGCGTCCGGATGAAAATCTCCAGGCGCCGGCGGTAAACGGTCGGCATCGTGGGGGCGTGCTGTTCTGGGGCGTAATCGGCCTGCAGCCCGCAGCCGTTGACGTGGGTGATCCCACAGATCCCCGCCATTCTGGTTTCCAGATCCGGGGGTTGGTCCCAATATTCCATAATCAGGGCGCCCCCCTCTCCGATGGCCGGGAGTATTCTTGGGATAATCCGCTGCCATTCCTTCCATTGACATGCCACCCCGGCCCATAAAATCAAATCAAAAAGCCCATGCTCGCCAGCCAGGGCGGCGCCGTCCAGGGATCGGATGTCCCCGACGACATATCTGATCGACTCCGTTTCCTGCCGGCCTCGAATTATTGGGGCGTATGAATCAATCCCCAGGTAAAAGTCCGGATCGACCTCCGGGAAAAGGTCGGGGAATGGAAACGGCCCGCAGCCCAGATCTAAAATCCGCGGTCGCCATCTGGAATATTGGCGGACCGCCCAATATACCAGGCCCCATTTTAGTTTAAACTCGGGGTCGGCCATGTATTCCAGGCGCTTGGCTCGATCGCTATTCATTTTTAAAAACTCCCCCGGTATGCCAAAACAGGACCTTGGCGCCGGCTGGGATCTTCCCCTCCCGGGCGTCTGAAATCAGGGCCGCCATGGCCCGGCCGGTATAAACCGGATCCAGCAGGACCCCCTCTAAATTCAGGACGTCCCGGACCGTTATCCCGTAAGTGCCCTTGATTTCCCGCTGGTCAATGTTACGGGCCAGGACCCGGCATCCGATCATCCCCTCGACCGCCTCATATATCTGATTGATATAGGCTTTATCTTCCGCGGTCCCCAATGCGCCGCTTGGCGCTCCGGGCCCTCTGACTGCGATAATCTTCGAGTCGATCGCCCGGGCCCACAGGCCGATTGAAAGCCCGATCCAGCTGGCGTCATACGAATACAGGTAAATGAGATCGACGTCCGGCATGTCCTCGAGGATTTCCCCGGCCGCCTCGAAATATCCCAGGGCCGCATATTCTTTCAGCTGATCATATCGGATCTTGATTTCCCTGGCCGGGCCATCGCTCAGGCTTCGAATCATTCGGATGGCGGCGCCGTTCCCCCCGGCTGCCGGCGATGTCAGGTCCAGGTGAACGTCGAACCCGGCCCGCTTGAATGCCGCCGCATATATCCGGACCGTGTTTGAATCTCCCCTCCCCTTTATAATCAGGCGCTCGACTTTTTTCGCCCGGGCCCAGGCAATCAAATATTTTGCGTGCCTGGTTTTATTCCCCAGGAAATCAGTCAAATCGTCCCGCTTTATATATAGATTTTCAATCCCAAGCTGACCGGCAAGCCGGGGCATCGGCTGAATTGGCGTCCTGACATGAAAGTCAGGCGCAAGCTCGCTTAATTTCTCGTACATTCAGGCCTCTGGCTTTACGTGGCGCCGTATACGGCGACTTTATCCCTTTTTCCTTGTCCTGGTCTGGGTCTTCTTTTTCGCGGCCGATTTTGCGGGGCTGCGCCGCGTGGGCTTGGGCGTGGCCGGCTTTGGCTTGTCTTCGGCCGGGGCTGGTTTTGGCTCCGGCTTGGCCGGCTCTTCCGGCTTTTCCTTTTTCGGTGCCGGGCCCGGAATCGACCCGGTAAAAACTATCAGCCGGCGCCGGCGCTGGGCCAGGCGGTCCTGATAAAGGATCCGCTCTTCCTTGATCCCAAACCGGCCGCGGAAGTCCCGCCGGAATCCCGCCTCCGGGAAATAAAACTGGCCCCTCATATGTTCCAGGGCTTCCATGGTCCAGACGACGACCGCAATCCTGGCCCCCGGCCGCATGACCCGCTGATATTCCGCCAGGGCCGGCCGCCAGTCCCGGACATGGTCGATTGTGGAAAAATCCAGGACCAGGTCGAAAGCCCCGTTTTCGAATGGTAGACGGCGGATGTCCGCCAGCTGGGCGTCCAGTCCGGCCCGCTTTGCCGCCTTGACATAATCCGCCCGGATTTCGACCAGGCGGACGTTCCCGGGAATGTTGCCGGCGATCCCCCCGGCCATCGGGCGCCCGGTCGCCTCATTGAAGCAATCGGTTTTTAAAATGTCCGCATCTTCCCGGGCCATGTCCCGGGCGATCTGCAGATATTCGTCTAAAATCCCAGGGTAGGCTTTCGCTAAATTCATCGTTTCCTCCCGTCAAGCGTCCGCTCGATCCAATCCCAAACCCGCGCCGGCATGCAACTTTCCTGGAACAGCCGGGCCGCGTTGGCTCCGACTTCCCGCAAATCCCGCCGGCGGTCTTCGAATCTTTCTATTGTTCCGACCAGGTCGGAAAAATCTGGGCTGCAGGTCAAATAATGAACCCCCGGCTCTGGTTCCTTCCAATCCGGCAGGACGATATCAAGCGGGGTCGACAGCGTCGCGCAGCCGAAAGCCATTTGCTGCAGCTGGCCGCGGTCCAGGATCGTTTCCCTGGCGCCGGGGATGCAAACAGACAAAAAGCAATTGTTTATTTTTCGCCAAAAAGCCTCTTGTCCGGTCATGCTGAAATCAGCCTTCGCCCCGAATGCTTCCCTTAGAATAAACTGCGCCCGCCGGCGCCGCTTAACGGCCGCATGCCGGGGCCGCTGATTATTCAGAATCCAGGGGGCATTCGCCCGATAGTTGATTTTTTTCCGCATCCGGGAAAACTGGCCCCAATTGTGGAATGATATCGGGGTCAACGGGAAAACATTTTCCCGTGGCCCATGGCGCCGTTTAGAATAGTGGTATCGGAAAACGGTCCCGAAATTGTCGATATCCTCGGCCTCCGTGGGGTGATCCCCAAAATCGACCAGGACATCCTGGCCGTAATATTTAAAAATAAATCCGCGGCGGCCGGTGCCTTTTTGAGAATCAGCCCGGGGGGGTAGCGTGAATCTGACATTTACGCCGGCGGCCCGTGCCAAATTTATAAAAAATAGATAATGGGTCGGGTAATATCTTTGACCTTCGTCCCGCTCAAAATCGATCGATTTCATTCCGCCTCCGGGTGGATCCGATTAAAATCAGATCCCCATAAAAACCCCTTGCCCGCTCTGGCCGATTGCGTGTGCAGATCCCTCGCTTTGACCTGCTGCGCCAGCTGGTGGGTTCTGTCTTTTTTCCTGGCGTGCCTGACCTTGGCGATGGGGCAAGGGATCCAGGCCCCCGCCCGCCTGGCGAATCGGCCCAGCTCAAAATCCGCCCCAAAATGGATATAATCCGGGCACATGACCGCTTTTCCTGGGAATCGATCGATAAACCCCCGCCCCATCAAACCGAATGCGCTTGAACAGCCGCCGACGTCCTGGGCGATCTGGACTACCCCGCCCAGCCCTTCCGGGCCGGCCTCGAGCCTGGCCGCGGCGATCGCCAAACATTCCGGATCAAACTGGATGTCGTCGGCGCCGTACAAGAAAGCGTCCGCGTGGAATGTTTCCGCCAGGGCCCGGTTGATCGACCTGGGCCAGTCGATCCTCTTTTCGTTAAAAATAACGGTATACCTGGCGCCGTATGGCTCTATTTTTTCGATTTCGGTTTTCAGGGCCGGGTTCCCGTCGACGATGATGGTTATCCCCAGCCGGTCCGCTGGGAAGCGGGACCTCCGGATCGATGCCAGGGTCTTTTTTATCGCGTCCGGCCTGGCGCAGGTCGGGATCCCGATATCAATATCGATCATAATTCCCCCGCCGCTTCATAGGCCCGAATGTATTCCTGGATTTTCTCGATCGGGTGCCATTTTTTTAAAATCCATTCCCGGCCGCGCCGCTGAAAATCTTCCAGGGTGACTTGATCGTCAATAAGAGAAATCAGGCGATCCTCTAAAGTCCGGGGCGTTGTGAAGCAAAACGGGATTTTATTGACCCGGGCCAGGACCGCGGCTCCAATGCAAAACCCCTCAAGGCTGGTCCGGTGCCAGTTCCCGGTGACAATGTCGTCAATCAGGATGTGGCATCGTTGCTTTCTCCGCAGGTTGTCGAAATACGGCACGCCTTCGATCAGGTCAACGTCGACATCCCGGGCCCCCTTTATTCGATCCAGAATTTTTACGACCTCATGATATGCCTTCGAATCCGGCCGCCCGATATGGGTCCGGCTGGTTGGGGCGAATCCGATCCTGATTTTCGGTTCTCTTCGAATCGGCCGCAGCTCGTCCGGGTCAATTATGTTTGGGAGTCCGGGGATTTTGTATTCCGCGATCTGTCCCGGCTGGTCGATCGTGTAATGAATATCCGCAGCCGACCATAGGGCCTCCCAATTTCCCAGCCGCGGGAGGCTGTGGAATTGAGCAAGAATTTTCTGTCCCCTGGTCCGTCCGGGAAAGGTCCCTGGTAGGTAATTGTGAAAATGGATTATGTCCGCCTGGCGAAAAAGCCGGCTGGCGTTCCCGTTCAAGTCATGCAGCATGAGATGATGGGGAAAAATCCGCCCGTCCCGGTATCGGTCCCTTTCGTTGACCAGGTCAACTTTAATGTCTGTATATTTCCGCAGGGCCCGCCAAATCGACCAGGGCGCCGCGGCCAGGGGGGTCCGGGAATACATTAAAACCCGCATCAGCCCGAAATCCTTCCCAGGATCCCGCCGGTAGAACGCCGCTCGATGTCTGGGTCCTGCAGGGCGACCGTGTAAAATTCGATCGCTTCGGTGTTCTCCAGGGCCTCGAATTTATGCCAGGCGCCGGCTGGGACCGCCGTCAACTCGCCGGCTGCGATCTCTGTTTGGTCCGGGATTTCCTGGGGTCCATGGGGCCCGTCCACCTCCCGCCATATCGTGATCAGCAGGCGCCCGGAAATTACATAAAAAATATTGGATTTGAATTCATGCCGGTGTTCCGAACAAAACCCGCCGGCCTGTGCGCTGATATGGTGGGCCGAAACCGTCCGCGTCCGCAGGATTTCCTGCGTCAAACCCCAGATTTTACCTTGTTTCAATTAAGGACCTCCTCGGGTGATCTCTTCGGGAAAGCCTCGAGTCCGGAATCTGGATTCAGATTTATAACCGTAGTCTTTTTTTGCCGGCATGCCTGGGCCGCCGGCTCGAAAAATTTGGCGAATTTTACGGCCGTTTCTTCTTTTTGTTTCCTGGGGTGGCCGTCGTGAAAATGGGATCGGCCGTCTGAATGCTTGCAATCAAACCCCAGCAGATAAATCGGATTGGCGCCCAGGCAAACCGCCAGATTCAGGGCCCCATATCCGGAATTATTCCCATGGCCGATCCCCGCCCGGCTTGTCATGGGAAAGGCCCGCAGGCCGTCCTTATAATTCCGAAAAACCCGGACTATGAAAATTTCCGCCGGCAGTTTAACGGTATACGTGCAGAGCCAGACCTTGTATGAGGTTGACTGGTGGAATTTTTCCCGGGCGCCGGCCCCGTCTGGGATCCGTTCATATCGGCCTTGATATATGAAGTTTAAAAACCGGGTGTCCATTGAAAAAATAATCGTTGGGTCAAAAAATTCGAAGGCGCGATTTATTCCGATCGTCCGAAATCCTTTCAGCCGGGAAAAATCGAACCCCCGCAGGCTGGGACCGCCCCCTACTATGACGCAAGGCCGCCCCTCCCAGGCCCCGTCTGGCAGGACCTCGTATAAAAATCTATTGTCGAAACGATCGGATCGATAAAGAATTGGATCTCTCCGTGATAGCAAATCGTTTTCTGGCGCCGGCCGCTTCGGATCCGCGCCGGGAAGGCTGGTTTTTCTGTCCATTACACCGCCCCCATGATCGGCTTTTTCTGCTTGATGTAATGGCGGAGAATCGCATCGACTCGATCGATCCCCGTATAAACCCCGCCGGCCGCGTATCCGGTCAACCCTTTTGTATATGAATAATCCCCAATTTTCTCGGATTTGAAGGCGCCGACGGCGCTGGTTTCCAGTTCGCCGGCGTTATAAGCGTCAATTAAAAACTCGATACATTTTTTGATGGGTTCTGGAACAGACGAATATCCAGAATATCCGACGATGCGGATATTATTCAGCCCCCGGGGAAAAAGCCCCCTCTCGTCTTCCTGGGAAATCCTGTAGTAAATCTCGGGATCCCCGACGACGACCCCGGATCCGCACAGATCCAGAAAAACGGAATCATCGTCGAATCCGTACCAGCTGGGGTCAAGTTCGATCCCGCATAGGTGGACAGCAGTCACGTCGACCAGCCGGGCCGGGATCCTGACGGTCAATCGGTTCCGCCCGCTCCCGTTTTGTTTGAAATCCAGGGCCTTTTTGTAAAACCAGGTCCCGGTGATTTTCTCGACCAGCTGTTCGCAGAAATCGATTATTTCCTGCTTGCCGGCCTCGTCCAGGCCGCTGGGCCAAGAATCAACGTCGGCCTCTGATATATAGTTTCCGCTTGCCGCCATGCCGCCCTCCCGCTATAAAAAACGGGGCGGAGGGAACATTCCCCCCGCCCCATCGGTTGACTTCATGCCTCGACCGTCCGGGTTATTCGATGACCCGTTTCTGGGCGCCCTTGACGTAATCGATATACATGACCTTGGCCACCGCCTCTCCGTTCCGGATCCCGAATCCGATGGCCATTTCCTCGTCCTGGCAGATATTGGTTGTAACCTTGCCGGTCGCCAGGACCGTCTGGGGGGCGTCGCCGTCCTGAATGACAAACCAGCGGACCGTGTCTTCGCCGTCCCAATGAAAGCCCAGGCGGGTCCAGGTCAGATCCGCCAGGTCCTGGCCGGTGTCGACTTCGGTTTCGACGGAATCCGCGCAGGTCACGAAATCGATATTTCGGTCGCCGTCGTCCTTTCGGAAAACGACATAATCATCGACCCCTACAAACCAGCCGCCGGTCCCTGTGGCCAGGCCGAACCAGACGTCCGACTGCAGGCCATCGGAAACCTTAAACCGGATTTCGAAATACGCCGGATATCCGTTGACCAGCTTCCAACATTCGCAGTCCTGCTGCAGCTCGTCGGAATCGTTGTCGGCGGCCGCATTGGTCAGAGTCAGGACGCCGCCGGCCAGGTTGGCGCAGGCCTCGGCGGCGCTTCCCTGGCCCTCTTCGGTCGTGGTAATCGACCAGCAGCCGGAAACCTCACCGCAGCAGAAATCATCGACGAATCGATGGGCGTCGATGACGTCATGCATCTTGATCACGTTCCATTTGTCATGGTTGATGTGATAATTCAGGAAGTACAGGTCCCGGATGTAAAGCTCGGCCTGATTGGACCCGACCCCGGAATGGGGAAAATTTTCGTCCGAAAATACTTTGCTCATTGTTAGCTCCTCTCCTCGAGCGCCGCGACCAGGACGTCTTTTTTCATAAAAAACGCCTTTTTGACTTTCAGCCCGCCGGCGATCTGCCGCAACTGCTGAATGGTGTATTTCGAATAATCAACTTTTCTGGGCGCAGCGCCCGCCAGGTCCTTGACCTGGACGTTGGGATATTCGGAAAGCTCCCGGGCGGCTTCCGGGTTTTCGATGTCGACCTCGATCCCGCGGGGCATCCGGATATTTCCGGCGACCGTGGGAAAGGATCGCGTTCGGCCGTAGTTTATGGCTTTGGCGCTCATTGGGGCCCCTTTAACAGGCGTGTTCCAGGCAACGGAGGAAAACCACCGCGTTTATATTCTCGATGGCCAGGTCGGCCCTCATGGAATAATAAACATAAGTGGCCTCGTCCGCCGCGACCCGCTGGCTTTCGATTTTGATGTCCCGCTGCAGACCGATGATCAGGTTCCCCCTCGGGGTCAGCAGGACGTCAGTATAATCGCCTTCCCCCAGCAGCCCGTCCTCGGTGTCCAGGGGCGATCCCAGGTTGGTCGGCATCAGGGGCACGTCCAGAATCCCGACCCGTCCATATTGGGGGGTGACTTTGCCGGTAAACACCGCATCGCCCAGGGCGGTCCCTCTCTCGGAAAGCGCCTCGAGATAGTCCTGTGTCACCAGGTCGGAATTCAAAAACTTCATGTTGGCCAGGCCGTTCCGGACCTTGTACTTGCTGGGCATGGCCTTGATCATTTTGTGGTACTTGCACTCCCAGCCGTAGGGGGCGCTGGTATGCTGTTCCATAATCTTTCCGGGAAGTTCGAACCAGGCGTCCGGGTCGTCGACCCCGCTGGGGCAATCCGTCCCGCTTTCGCATTCGCAGGCGTTGAGGACCTTGGATCCGCCGGAAACGTCGTTGTAATAGGCCTGGCCGCTGGTCTGGCCATAAACGATCTGATATCGCCATCCGTCCCACAGGCTCCGGATGTCGTCCGCGCCGAAGCCATTCAGGGAGTGGGTGTCCCCGATGTAAAATGCCTCTTCCAGCTCATTGGCGATCTTGCCGGCGACGATCCGCATCAGGTGATCGGCGAAAGCGTTCCCTTCCAGGTTGTCTTCCAGGTCGTCATCGTAGACAGCGATGCATCCGCGGACCTTTTTGGTCGATAAAGTAATGGTGTTGTGGGCCCATTGTTTCTTGTACTTCGTCTCGTCGAAAGCGGTCGCCGGATACAGAAAGCGTCCGTTTCCGAATCCCAGCGCCCGGATCCGCTTTTCGGGTTTCCCCATGCGGATGATCCGGGCGTAGTCCTTCATGACGGACTCATCGACCATGTAATCCAGGAAGCGGTCGGCCTCTTCCGGATCCAGGTCTATCGTCGGCATCGAGATCAAGTTGAATTTGTTCATCTTGACCCGTTTTAAAAGATTTCGCATTGTGTTTTTCCTTTCTGGATTTCGCCCCGATTATTCGTCCTCGGCGCCGGTAATCGACGGCCAGGCCGGGGTTTCGTCCTTTTTGACGTTGGCCTTTTTGTCGTCGTCGTCGCCATCCTTGGCCTGTTTCGATCCGCCTTTCTGCAGGTCCTTAATCTGCTTTTCCATCTTTTCGATTTTGTCCAGCAGGGCCTGTTTTTCGGCGTCGGCCTTGTTTTTCGCGGCTTCCCGTTTTTCGGTCCGCAGCCGGGCCAGCTCTTCCAGGTCGGCTTTCACGTCATCGGGTAGGCCGTCATGGCCCTTACTGACGTTTTTCTCGGCGTCGGTGATCAGGTTCCCGATGATTTCGGCCGCCTTTTTAAGCTGGCTGATCGTTGCCTTGGAAAGCCGGGCGCCGGCCTTTTCGACGTCGGTCAGGATATCGACGACGTTTTCGGGATCGGCGTCCAGGGTGATCGGGTCGATAGTGGCCAGTTTGGCCAGGGTGGCGATGGCCGCCTCGTATTTCTCGGGCATGTCATCCCGATACTTTTCGATTTCGGCCATAGCCTCGGAAACGGAATCCGCCCGGGCCTGTTCCATTTTATTGACGGCTTCGACCTGGGCGTCGGTGATTTCTTCGTTCCCAAAAACTTTCTTCAAAAACTTGATAAGGTTGTCCATTGGATGTCCTCGCTTGATGATGAAAAATTTTTTTCGATTCGCAGCTCGATCGACCAGGCTGATCTCTGCAACATCGATGTCTTTCAATTTTCGCGCCATGAAAATCTCCCTTTCGTGATCCGGGTTTCATGGCTTGGTGAATCCCCGCTTGGTGGGGGCATTCCCGGCCGGTCCTGGTCCGGAATGCCAGAGCGGGGCGCCGGCTGCTGCCGGCCCTCTCTGCCTTCCGACCTGGCGATTTATCGATCGCCGGATCTTAGGCGTCTGATTAAAAAATAAGCCGTCGGGCCCGGCTTGTCAAATATTTCTACATGCCAGGTTTTGGTAATTCGAATATTGGGGATGTGATTAATTCGTGTTCCTGGTGTTTTATCGATCGGATCCAATCGAAAAGCCGGCCCCAATCGGGGCCCGTAAGAAAGGAAATCAGGTCATATAGGCCGGCGGCTTGGATTTCCCGGCATCGATCTTTCCCGTCTGTGAATGCGACCGCCTTCCCGGACGCCATTCGAAAAACGATAATATTCCCGTTTTCAATTCCCAGGATCTCGACCAGGTAAAGGTTAATCCGGATCCCATCGATCCAAACAATCCCGGGGTCTTTCGCTGGCTTCGCGGGGGTAGACTGCAGGTTCCCCGCCGGCGCCGCGTCGTTATTTTTTTTGTCCATCGCTTTCCTTTCGCCCGGCGGTCTGGGCCTCCCCTGGTAAAAACTTCGGCCGCTCGATCATCCGGGCCAGGCTTGTCGGGACCGCGGCCTTTAAAAACTCGAAAACCGGCCGCAGGGCCTCGTCGACATCGGCCAGGATGTTTTCATACTTGACCTCGATGGCGTCGGCTGGGTGTTCCTTGATGTGCTGCCGGAATCGGGCGACCGTAAATTCCGCCGCCGGCTGATAGGCCGTCCAGGGAACGAACCCGCGGACGATGTCCCGGTCGGCGGCTTCATATGAACGCCAGGTTTCCCGGATCCCCCTGGTGACAAAAACTATTTTCGACCCCTTAAACGTCAGGGGTAGCCAGATCCATTCAAGCCCGCCGGCGCCGGGATTTATCGCCAGCTTGGCCCCGATCCATTTCCCAGGCCTTTTTTGTGCCGTGTAGTCCTGGAGGATTTTCTGGACATATCCCTGGGCCTTGAATCGGTCAAGGTGATTCATGCCGATGGCGTGAAATAACGGGTGCGGCTCAAATAGAACAGGGCCGATGTTCGGCGATGCGGCCAGCAGCCGCCGCAGGATCGACGTCCCAGATCTTCTCAATCCTATAATCCAAAAAAAACCCTCTCCGTCAAATTGTGATTGCATGCTTCCCTTTCGTCTGCCGCCGTATACGGCGGTTTATGCTTTCGATGCGGCCGATGGGATGGCTTTCGGCCTCTTCGGCTTTCTGCGCCGGCGCCCCAGGGATTTGACCAGGTCGTCAATTATGACCTCCCGCCTGGCCGGCGATGCGTAAAAATCCCGCCAGAATTGCCGGCGCTGGGCCCGGGGCATATTTTTATCCGCCAGGGTTTTATTCAGGGCCCGCAGGATCCGGGCCGCCCGCGTGAAATCCCGCCGCAGCTTCCACCGTTTGAATTTGTTCAACCTGCCTCCGTTATCCGACCGCCGCCGATCCCCCCATCGAAAATCCGGTCAGGTCCCCGGCCTTGATCGCTCCCCAGACTTTGTCCGAATTAATCTTGATCATTAGCCACCAGGCGCCGGCCTTGATTTTCTGGCCGCCTTTCTGGATGTCTTCGTCCGGCTGAAAACATTCAATTACCGGGAAATTGAAAGCCCGCCCTTTATGCATGACCTTTAATTTCCCCCCGCCGCTGGCGTATCTCTCCATGAATTTGACCAGGGCCTTGTCGATCTCTTCGGCGGTCGTGTAATCCCCTTGGGTATCCGTCGCCATCGGCTCATAAACAATTCCGCCGACCAGGCGCCGATCTTCGTCCGTTTTCAGGATCTTGAATTCGGCCTTTTTGAAATCATCCGTCCGGGCCGGCTCGACGTGGATCGGCTCGACGTGATTCTCTTCCGCCCAATCCCGGACCCGGCTTTCCGGCCAGGTGTCGGCTGGGAATCGCAGCTCGACCAGCCATTTGTCATCATATCCCGGCATCGAATACATATAATGCGGCGAGGCCCAGACCTCGATTGCTTCGCCGGGCAGGTCGACCCGGCCGAATAACTTCCCAGCCTGGTCGCCGCTTCCGGCAAGGCGCCGCTCGTAATCAGTAAAGGTTTCCCAATGATCCCGGATAAAAACCAGGGCGGTTTCTTTGGCCGCCTCGTCCGGTTCTGGCGCCGCCTGTTTTGCGACCTTGGCCGCCGGCTCGAAATTCTGATATTTGACCTCGTTTTCTTTGAGCCAGGCCCTGGCCTCGGCCGCTGTCCATTTGTCCTTGGGGAATCGCAGGGCCTGGGGCTGGATTTTGCCGGCCTTCGTCTTTGCCCAGATGACGCCGATCGTCTTCGGGACGTCGACCCCCCAGACCTTCCCGCCTCGGGTCCGGCGGAAGATGTCAAACTGGTGGGGGTCCTGCAGCCGGGCGGAGTGTTCGCTGGGATAGGGCTTCCGGATCTCTGTCCGGACCTGGGCCCCCGGCTTGACGTCGTCGATCTTCCGGACCATGCATTCCGGGGCCCGGGCCTTCAAAAATTCCCCCCGGGCCTTTATCCGGTGTTTGTGGCAAACCGGAATGAATTCCCGCCCATCATTCCAAGTGTAGGCCCATCGGGCCGGGGCGTCGCAGTATTTGCATATATGCTCGACCTCGGGGTCGGCCTCCGGGCCGCGCTTCCCAATGTCGCCCCGCTTGGCCAGGATGATGTCAAATATCGGCATGTGATCGCCGGCCGGCGCCGCGTCGGAAAATTCCAACATGACGGCTTTCCCCGTTTCCCCCTCGATCGCTTTCTCGATCCAGGCGGCGACCTCTCCGGTCCGTAGTCCCTCTGGGACGTTGGCGCTTACCATGACGACCTCGGCCGCGGCTGCGGATTTCAAAAAATCCCCGGTAATCGAAACCGCGCCGTCGGTGATCTTGTAATCCTCGAGTGCCGCCGGATCGATCCCGCGCAGGGCCTTTTTGAATGCCTCCCTGTCCAGGCTCGTTTCTTTCATCCGGACGCCGCGCCCCCGGATCTCTTTGACCAGGATGGCGTATTTCCGAAAAAAATCCCGCCGGGTCAATTCCGTTTCTTCCCCCATCGCCTTGATGACGGCGACGGAATCCTGGGACCCTTCGAAATATTTCCGATACATGCAAATAAACCGATAGCGGATATCCTTCAATTCGCTGTCGGTCGATTTCTCGACGGCCTCCCGCAGGGCCTGGACCGTCACGTCCTCGATCATCATTTTTTTGTTCTCCTCCGCTTCGCCTCCTCGATTATTTTGTCGGCCGCATCCAGAAAATTTGATTTTCCGGCTGCAGACCCCCCTCGTCCGGCTCTGTCCAGATGTCAACCCGGACCCGACCGTCCGTCTTCCTCAAAAATCGCAAAACGCATAATTCCCCGATCGAAACCGGCTTGATGGCGCCGGCTGGCTCTCCAGTATATCCGCCGGCTGTAACTTCCCCCGGGCTGGCTTCATTCGCGCCGACCCCAGCCCATGCCGCAGTTTCCTTCCCCCTCTGCGCCCGGATGAAATCCAGGGCCTCTGTGTCATATGTGATCTTGACGGAAAATGTCTTGACGGGGCGCCCGCTGCCGGCCCGGGCGAATAAGGCGATGGAAAATTCCGCGCCGTCCTGGTTCCTGGGGCCCTCCGCCCAGATCGTCCCAGGCTCGTTGGCCTGATATCTGACCAGGACCTGACGGGTCCGGTTTATTTGCCGGCTGATTTTCTCGATGGTA